CACCAGTGGAACAAACATATAGTCTACTTCTGCCGGGTTGCTGTAGTCTAGCACTCCGTATCGAAGGTCTTCGTCAATCTCTTCTGGCAATCGATCAAGGTCATATGTATGGTTGTTAACTGTTAAAATGTTCATTTATAAATTACCTTTTCTGTTTTATGTGGGTAGCTTGCATCATCGTAAAATTTCTTACGTTTGGCCAAGTGTCGTTTAGCAAACTTTGCTGTGCTTGTAATGTCCCAAATTTGGACAAAATCTTTGTCTTGTGCTTTTCTTATCCCGCGGCCGATACTTTGAATAACTCTGACAAATGACTTGCCAGGTTCCACAAGGACCAAGTTAAAGATCCTAGGAATATTAATACCCACAGCCGCCACGCCATATGTTGCAACGATAACTTTATTATCGCTTGTAGTGATTTCATCATACTCATCTTTACGATCCTTTGATTTCATTGCGCCTGATACAAATACGCTGTCTGGTAATCTCTCTACCAGCATCTTGCCGCAATTGACACGATCAACTAAGACCAAGGTGTTGCCACTTGTGCTAATTGCTTGTATTGTTCGGGCCAATTCGTCCATTCTCTTTTCGTTTGACGTTAGGAACGACAGTTCTTCTTGGTAAGTTTTATACTCTACTTTGTCGTCAAACTGCAATACCTTAACGTGACACTGTGACAACACACCCATATCCTGTAACTCACTTGCTTGCAATCTATGCAACACTGGGCCCAAACATGCAAACAAGCTAATGTACTCATGTTCTTCTTTTGGAACAGTTCCAGTTAGTCCCCAACGAATAGGAACATTTGCAAACGGACCTGTAAGCATTGTACGAAGCACATCTGCCTTTGCCATGTGAACTTCGTCTACTATCACTGCAACCAAGTTATCAGTGATAGCTTCCATGCCAATTTCACTAATGCCTTCTTTGTTGCGCTTGATCAATGTGTTAATACTTTGCCAAGTTGCAATTGTATGTGTATGTCCAAGATCCTTCTCATCACCAAAGTACACGCCAACATCAAGTCCCATATTAATGTAATCTGCATGGGTTTGACGCACAAGATCTTTGTTAGGCACAATAACAACAGTACGTCCAAACGGCTCGCAACACAAACTCATTGCTGCCGTCATAAGTGTTTTGCCTGCACCTGTAGCAATCTCTTGGACGCCATGTGGATTAGCAAGATAACGATTGATACACTCTACTTGATAGTCGCGAATCTTAATTGGCTGTCCTTCTGCAGGATGCCCTTTAGGCCAAAGTATATGACTAAACGTATCTTCGGTAACTTCAGTAAAATTTAAATTGTGATCAATTCGTTTATCATCGATTTCAATCGACCATCCTTCTTCGTCAAGGATTGGTAGCACCCTATCCAGCAAATTTAAATATGTTGATCCAGCAGTTGTAAAGAATCCAATCTTTCCGTCCCAACGACCTAGTCTAAATGCAGGTACATGATATGCATATGGCAGTGTATATTTTAATTTGGATTCGCATTTTCTGCGAGTGGAAGCATCTAAGTCGTGAAACTTAACGTTTACTTCGTCTTTAATTTCTAGTCGTGTTATTCCAGGCATATTCTATTATAGCAGGTAGTATTGAAAAAGTCTAATCACATCTTGCCACAAATGTATCAGTGCAATGGACTAATACTTAGTGCAAAAACGTCGGTTTTAAAACGGCAATTTGTCCATAACACATAAAAAAGAACAGACTCCGAAGAGTCTGTTCCACCGACATCCATCCACGCAAATAGTCAGCTGTCGGTAAACCTTTAACCTCCGTGTTTCAGAAGGTACTTGTTAGAGATGGCTTTGAACGATACCGACTTTTCGTGGCACTTGAATACAAGGCCTTCGCGTTCGCAACCAATCATGCCCATAACTGACTTACCTTCGGCAAACTTCAACACTTGTTCCATATTGGTAAGACCCAGTGTATCAGTTAGACGAGCAGCGTATGCCAGCACAGGGCAGTGGTTCAGCTCGTGCTCTGCAACAAATGCCTTACGTTCAGCAGGAGTAAAGTAACAACCTGCATCAATGTCGTAAATGTCGTACACAAGAAAGTCTTGGTCACGCATTTGGTAGATGTTGCCCTGAATGCCGTTGCCAACAAGCTCGCCCTGAATAGCAATGTTACGATTCAGCTTGGGCATAAACGTTTCGCAATTGTACTTGATAGCGGCACGCCACAATGAGTTTTCTTCAAAACGCTTTAGGTCAAGGTTGCGTGAACAAACACCAACCACTCCATCGATGCAGTACACCGTCATTGACGAGCCTTCTAGCTTTTCGGTAACTTCCCAATGTAGTTCATCATCGGCCAACCATTCTGACAGTTCGTACTTCAAGTTTTGAACACGCTCTTGATCAGTCTTAGGAATCACTGACGGGAACATGCCCTTAACTTCGCCTGCAAGTGCTGCCGGGATAGGTGCTTCATACTTGAGAATGCCCAGTGGCTCAGACACATCATTGCCCACAATGTCAACTCCAGTAGTTGGTGGTAGTGCGTAGACCGTAGACAGTGGCAGTAACAGACCTTGGCTCAATTGGCCACGAAGCTTCATAGTACGCAGACGTTCGCCTTCGACACCTTCAAACACCTTGGGGTAGTTTTCCGGCTTGGTCAGGAACGGTGCAATAGCATTGGGAATGAACGAATCAATTTCGCAATACACTGCAAGATCACCTGCGGTGTATTCACCCTTTTTAACTACCACTGTCCATCCGCCGACAATGGCACACTCAATCGCATCTGCACCTTCAATGGGGCGAAGCGAATCAATCTTTCTAATAGTTGCCATTTTACGCATATTATTCACCAATTCTTAGCCGTTAAATCCAATCATGTCTTCAAGCATCGCAAGTAATTCAGCATTGCTCAATGACGGTAACTTGCCCAATGTTATCTCAAATTCAAATGGATGATAGTTCTCGTCCCAAAGTTCAGCGATACGTGAAATAACCAAATTTCTCATTTAGTCCTCAAATACTTCTGGTGCAATTTCTTTAAGACTATCAATAAACGCTTTTCCAACATCGCAACTCACATAGTCTTCACCTTGCATACCTTGCTCACTGTAAGACACATTATCTCCATAGAGCGTGGCCTTTTTAAGTGCTTGCTGTAGTTCTTTTAAAAACTTCGAGTCTGTATAAATTAGACCGTCTTTGGCCACATCCCAGGAAGCTGTATCAAAGTACACTCGCAACTCTGCAAAAGTTTCTTCCTTGTTGCAGTACCCAATGTCAATATATTTGCACTGGATTTGCTTTGCAACATTGCTCCAGTGTCCGTCGCCGCATGTATTCAATACAGTTCCAAATTTAATCATGTTACGCCTCACGCTTCATGACAGTAGTTTCTGCCAAACGCTTCCACTTGTCGTTGCCAGGGCCGCACATCTTCTTCAAGTCTGCAATCTTGATAACTGTACGCAGGCTCAGCTCGCGCAACTTGTCTTTGTTGGCATCTACGTACTCATACAGTTCTTGCTTGGCACCTTCTTCAAACTCGTAAGCATCCAGCATACCGTCCATCATGATTTGCTTGATACGCAACATTTTGTCACGGGTAGTGTCCAGCGTCAGATCCAAATAGTGGCAACGGCTTTCCAATGCACCCAAGTGATCTTTGAGCTTTGCAGAGCGCACGTTTTCAAACTTGATGTTGGTGATAAAGATTGCAGAGCCTTTGAATTCGAAACGATCTGGCACACCTTCTTGACGCAACATGCGGCTATCTGTGTTCCAGCAAATTGTACGCTTCTTAGAACTATCCAGAGCTGCCTTGAGAATGTTAAGGCTCAGCTCGTCCATCAGCACACTATCGCAGTCGTCAAACACCAGCACGTTGCCTGCATCGCTGTAATTGTAAAGTTTGCAATACAAACCAATAGCGCTCATTGCACCTTTGACAATTTCATAACGTGGGCGAGTGCCACCAATTTTGTCGAACATGGCTGCTTTGTCTAGAACTTTCTCGACGCCAAAGGATTTGCCCACTCCAGGAGGGCCAACAACAATCATAGCACGAACTGTACCGTCAACTGCACCTTCTGTCATTTCTTCGAGAATGTCAAAACGTTCGCGGATACGTTCAATTGCTTGATCGTCTGACTCTACCACTTTGGGTTCCTTACGTTTTGGAGCATCAAAATTGCATTCGTAACTGGTGGCACAATCTGCGGCGCTGGCGGGCACTACATCTTGCATAGATTCTACTTTGACGCGAACTTCGCGGCCAGCGAACTCGCCAAGAGATTCATCTGCAAGTACTGTAACATAACCGCCTTTGGTACCTTCTTTGTAGTCGGCAACAAGTTGGAATGTTTGGTTGTTAATGTTGAAGTTACGGTATGTGCCGTTCAAAATTGTAATGTAAGCTGACATGTTTTTCCTTTGCGTGGATGAATTAACTTGCTACAGTATTGATTATACTGCTAGTTGGCTCAAAGAGCAACCGTTTTTTGCTCGTTTTCTTGTGTTTTTAGTACTTGTTGCGTAAAAACAACACCGCCCAAGCCTGCTTGGTACGTTTCTGCGACAGCTTTGATGTAAAATTGCATGATTTTACCAGTCTTTGTAATCAATGTGTACTGCATGATGTCCTTTTTACTGTCTATGCATGTATTATACAACAGTCTGGACCATGTGTCAACTGGTATTTTGGAATACCATAGTAAATTTTAGGGGAATACCAAAGTAAATTTGTGTTGTATTTTAGCCACAAAAAAGCCCTTAAATTTAAGGGCTAAATTGTCTATTTTTTAAGCAGAATTTAACGCAATTCTGCATCTTCCATCCCAGCGACACGAAGACGAGTCACGTTACTGACTTGGAATTGCTTTGAATCAAGTGCCTTTGTAATTCCTATAAACTTGTTACGCACCAACGCAAACTCATTTACAATAGAATCCATGTTGACTACTTCTGGTTCACCGTCCACATACTTTTCTGCATCACGTGATGTTAATGCTCTGTTGTAATGTTCAGTGAACTGACGAAATTTTGCACTACGAAGTTTTCGAACTTCAATATTAAGCTGCTCAAGAATTGCTTCAATTTCTTGTAGTTGGCTAAAACGGTATTCGAAAACTCCGGGCATTTCGCGAATTGCTTTTTCAAGACTGCCAGTAATCTTTAACTCGATTCGTGCTTGTATCAACTCACCTTCATAGTAAGCAATACAATCAGGAAGATTGCTAATATCTGCGGCTACCTTCCTATACCAATGACTCATTAATAGTCCTCGTCGTCTTCTACTTCGTCTTCTTCATCTTCGCCTAGGATGGCGGCAAAGGCTGACGCAAGTATAGTATCAGCATCGCTTGCTTCTTCACGAGCAGTTTCCAAATCAACAAAGTCACCTGCTGCTTGCAAAAATGCCAATGCGGCATCTGCACGTTCTTTTTTATCAATATAAGGTTTAAACGAAAGCCACATCTGGACTAACATTTCACCTGAATCACTTGTTATCATATTTTTCTCCATTTATATGCTGTTTTAGCACTGCGATACTTAGTTAATGAATTATTGCTGTTTAGCCATTTTACTAAGATACTCTTCGTTGTGTATCCATTTGTTGCCTACTAAAAATCCCCACTCACGTTTATGCGGTCCGGGAATGAACAGTGTCCAAGCAGTTATGCTAGGATCAAGCTCAATACGATGAAAGCTGTTAGCGCCGCATATACGAAAATGGCCGGGTCTTCGCCAAACTTGTAGCTCACCGATCTTTTGACCTTTGCTGTTAAACTGAGGAAGCCATTCATAATATCCACCTTTCAATATTAGTGTAAAATAAGGCCAAGGATGATCATGCACATCACCAGGGTCGCTTGAATGAAAACGATGTACAAAGATGTTAAACGGAAACCATTTACGATCTTTAAGAAACACATAGTAACGTTCCAGCAATGGTTCATTACTTTGTCTGTCTAAGATGATTCTATGACGTCCAAGACGTTGCATGAGTTTTTTAATCATAATTCAGTATAACAGAAATATCGATTAAGGCCAATAGGGAGTTTCGCCAAGCAAGACTCGAATGGACTGAAACTCTTTCCAAGCGTCCCGGTACATTGAGTTTTCTTTTAACAGTTCCAAATGTCGTTCTTTATTTTCTATCATAAAGTCACTGACTTCATTTGGTCCGTATCCGCTGTACCCTGACTGTGATCTTCCATTGAATCTATTAGCATGTTCAAGTGCATTTTTAACAGTTGACTCAAAGCGTTCAAGACGTTCAATAGTTTGTTGATCAAGTTCAACTTGGAACACTTGTTCTTCTGTTGCAGTAAACTGATCAGACCAGTCAATG